TGCACTTCGAAAAAAATATTTTGCAAAAAATTCATAACACTGGCCAGTGCTAGGAAAAAACGGAATGATAATCACTACCACATTAAGTAACAAACATGACTACAATTACTGCATGAATATACTATGGACATTATTTGCACTACTAAACACTTGTTTATATTTAGTATTGCTTTACGTTTTCTGTTTGTTTTTATTGACTTTTTGATTTATACTGTTCTCAACAACGCATAAATGCGCAAACCACAGTAGGATAAATATGTCAATTACAATCAAACCTGAAATTGATAAACCGTTGCCTGATGATTATGACGACGAAAAAGCTACAACCTTTGATAAGAAAGTTAAAGTTGCTACGGCGACGGCTAAAGTTTTAGTAGAGGGCGGTGCAGAAATACCAGTCAGTTCATCTGAAAAAGTAGAAGCAGAAGAATTATTTAAAGCGTTTACTGACCCAGACATTAAAACCAAAACAACAAGCCCAATAAACAAAGCATTAAATACACCAGCTACAGTGCAACATTTATATGCAATGCTGTCAGACTATGACCATCAAGTTGTATCAGAAGCAGTGCAACTTCGTAGATTTATTACAAACAAACTTATAGAAGACACCGGGTTAACAGATCCAAGACATAGACTAAAAGCTTTAGAGCTATTAGGTAAAATATCTGATGTAGGACTGTTCTCCGAAAAAACTGAAGTAGTAATTAAAAACGATGATCCTGAAGAGTTGCAGAATCAAATAAAATCTAAGCTGTTTAAAATATTAGGACACGGCTACACAGTAGACGCAGATTATGAAGAAATAGATAGTGAACTAGGTTCAATCAAACACGAAGATACAGAACCAGATGAATCTTAATATACCTGGTATAGAACCAGCTAAATTAAAACAAGCACTGGACAACATTGGTTCACTGCCTAAGAACGAACAAATAGAATTATTACAGTTGTTGGACGCTTTGGAAGCTAAGACACAATTAACTAAAAGACAAAATACCTTTTTAGACTTCGTTAACCACGTCTATCCAGGTTATAAAGTAGGAGCACATCATGAAAAATTGGCTAGAATCTTTGAAGAAATCGCTCAAGGAAAAAAGAAAAGAGTTATTGTTAACATTGCACCTCGACACGGTAAGTCAGAACTTATCTCGTATCTGGCACCAGCTTGGTTCCTGGGTAAGTATCCTCACAAGAAAATTATTATGGCTTCCCACACAGCTGATTTGGCTGTTAACTTTGGCCGCCGAGTACGTAACCTTGTGGGTTCTGACCCCTATAAAGACATTTTTCCAGGAGTGGAGTTACAAGCAGATAGTAAAAGCGCAAGTAGGTGGGGTACCAATTATAACGGCGAGTATTTCGCTATTGGCGTTGGTGGTGCTTTGGCTGGTCGTGGAGCAGACCTGTTCATAATTGACGATCCTCACTCTGAGCAAGATGCAAAGTTAGGCAAACCAGAAGTATTTCTCCCCGCATGGGAGTGGTTTCAATCAGGACCAATCCAAAGGCTGATGCCAGGCGGAGCAATAATAGTAGTTATGACTAGATGGTCTAAATTAGACTTGACAGGACAGATAATTAACCAAATGGTTAAGAATGATGACGTTGATGACTGGGAAGTTGTTGAATTCCCTGCAATAATTAAGGATAAGAACGGAGATGAAGCGTCATTATGGCCTGAGTTCTGGCCCTTAGAGGAGCTACAGAGCAAAAAAGCAGCACTAGACATAAGATATTGGAACGCACAATACTTACAAAACCCAACTTCTGAAGAAGGTGCGCTAATTAAGCGAGATTGGTGGCAGATATGGGAGAAAGACGACCCACCACCGTGTGAGTTTATTATAATGACACTCGATGCTGCACAAGAGAAAAATAATAGGTCTGATTACAATGCGTTAACTACGTGGGGTGTCTTTTTTAATGAAGAAACAAATAACTATGCAATCATATTATTAAACGCAGTTAAAGAAAGGCTAGAGTTTCCAGAATTAAAAGAATTGTGCATAAAAGAGTACCAAGAATGGGAGCCAGACTCGTTCATTGTAGAGAAAAAGTCTAACGGAGCTGCGTTGTATCAAGAATTTAGAAGAATGGGAATACCTGTAGGAGAGTTTACTCCATCAAAGGGGCAAGACAAGATTAGCCGCGTTAACGCAGTTAGCGATTTGTTTAGAAGTGGTATAGTTTGGGCTCCTGACAAACGATGGGCCAAAGAAGTTATAGAAGAGTGTAATGATTTTCCGTCGGGAGCCAACGATGACTTGGTTGATTCAACAACTCTAGCGCTAGCTAGGTTTAGGCAGGGTGGATTTATTAGGTTGCCTTCCGATGAAGAAGATGATATAAAGATGTTTAGAGGAAGAAACCATAAAAAATATTATGCCGTATAACTCTAAAGAAAAGTTGAGAGCATATTTAGAAAAAAACAAAGATCATATTAGACAGTTACATACAGCAAGAGCCAGAAGATGGCAAGAAAAAAACAAAGAAAAAGCAGCAAGATTAAAAAAAGAATGGGATTTAAATAATAAAGAAAAAGCTCAAAAAGCAAAAAAAGAATGGGCATGTAGAAATAAAAGTAAAAGAGCAACTTGGGAAGCAAATAGACGGGCATTAAAATTTAGAGCCACTATATATTTAACTAAAGAAGCTAAACAACAAATAGAAGACATGTATAAATTAGCGCAAGTTAAAACAAAAAACACAGGAATCAAATGGCATGTTGATCACATTGTGCCGTTAACTAAAGGCGGCTTACACAAGCCCACTAATTTACAAGTAGTTCCAGCTATATGGAACATATTAAAAAGCAACAGAAATTGTGATGTATATAATAGGGTAAAATAAAAATGGCAGATATTGACAAAGGTTTGTATGCAGCTCCAGAAGGAATTGAAGAACTAGCTGAATCAGAAGAAGCTATTGAAATAGAAATAGAAGATCCAGAAAAAGTTACTATTGGTATAGGTGATACGGAAATAGTTATTGATCCAGATAGAATGGATGATGATGAGTTTTCTGAAAACTTAGCTGAAGAATTAGATGAAAAATACTTAGCTGAAATTGCTTCAGATTTACTTGATGATTTTTCTAATGATGTAAACTCTAGAAAAGATTGGCTTGAAACTTATGTTGATGGCTTAGAACTTCTTGGTCTTAAAATTGAAGAACGCACTGAACCGTGGGAAGGCGCATGTGCTGTCTATCACCCACTACTTTCCGAAGCCCTTGTTAAATTCCAAGCTGAAACAATGATGGAAACCTTTCCAGCTGCAGGCCCTGTAAAGACTTCTATTATTGGTAAAGAAACACCAGAGTGTATGGAGTCAGCTGCGCGTGTACAAGAGAATATGAACTATCAACTCATGGATAAGATGCCAGAATATCGCCCAGAACATGAAAGAATGTTATGGGGTTTAGGTTTAGCAGGTAATGCGTTTAAGAAAGTTTATTATGATCCAGCACTAGAACGCCAAGTATCATTGTTTGTTCCAGCTGAAGATATGGTTGTACCTTATGGTGCTTCTAACTTAGAAACAGCAGAGCGAATTACTCATGTAATGCGTAAAACAAAACAAGAAATTCATACACTACAAGAGATAGGGTTTTATAAGGATGTAGAATTAGGTGAACCTGATTATGATTTAGATACTGTTGAGAAAAAAATTGCAGAACAGATGGGCTTTGATGCAACTAATGATGATAGATATAAAATACTAGAGATGAATGTTAACCTTGACTTAGAAGGTTATGAAGATAAAGACGGAAATAGAAAAACAGGAATAGCACTTCCATATGTTGTAACTATAGATAAAGGCACTACAGAAATTTTAGCCATCAGACGTAATTGGAATCAGGACGATGATAAGAAAAAACGTCGTGAACATTTTGTACATTACGGTTATATACCAGGATTTGGTTTTTATTGCTTCGGCTTAATTCATTTAATTGGAGGGTTTTCCAAATCAGGCACAATGCTATTAAGACAGTTAGTGGACGCAGGTACATTATCTAATCTTCCAGGTGGATTTAAAGCCAGAGGCTTACGTATAAAAGGTGATGATACACCAATTGGACCAGCAGAGTGGCGTGATGTTGACGCACCATCTGGAACTATCCGTGATAACTTAATGCCACTACCATATAAAGAGCCAAGTCAAGTACTTGCTGCTCTAATGGATAAAATTATTGACGAAGGTAGACGCTTTGCTACCGCTGCAGATATGAAAGTATCTGATATGTCCGCTAACTCTCCTGTAGGTTCTACACTTGCAATACTAGAGAGAACACTCAAAGTAATGTCGGCAGTTAATGCTCGTATTTATTACTCAATGAAGAAAGAGTTTGGATTACTTAAAACACTAATAAGAGATTATACAGATCCAGATTATCAGTATGACCCATCAACAGGAACACCAGGGGCTAAACAAGCTGACTATGATAAAGTTAATCTTATTCCTGTAGCTGACCCTAATGCTGCAACAATGGCACAGAAGGTTGTTCAATACCAAGCAGTGATGCAGATGGCTCAACAAAACCCAACTATATATGACTTACCAGAACTTAATAAACAAATGCTAACTGTATTAGGAGTTAAAAATATAGATAAACTTATACCAGATGAGGATGAAGTAAAACAAATAGATCCTGTATCTGAAAATATGAATATTATTAATGGTAAGCCAGTAAAAGCGTTTCTTGACCAAGATCATGAAGCTCATATTGAAGTGCATGTGGCTTTTGCACAAGATCCTAATATTAGAAAAGTAGTAGGACAAAGCACAAAAGGTCCATTAACACAGGCTGCTATGGAAGCACATATAGCTGAACACGTGGCTTTCCAATATAGGATGGAAATTGAAAAACAATTAGGTGTACCACTACCACCAGTAGATGATCCACTTCCAATAGATATTGAAAACGATATAGCTAGATTAACAGCAGAAGCTGCAGAAAAACTACTACTAAAAAGCAATGCTGAAATTCAAGAGGAACAAGCACAGCAACAACAACAAGATCCAATTATTCAAATGCAACAACAAGAGCTTGCAATTAAACAACAAGAAGCACAAGCTAAAGCTCAAAAAATGATGGCTGATGTAGAATTAGAAAAAGCTAAACTTGAATTAGAAAAAATGAAAATACAATCAACTGAAAAAATAGCTGGAGCTAAAATAGGTTCAGAAGCTAGCCAACAACAAGCAGAAAGAAACGCTAAAAAATTAATGGAAGGAACAAAATTAGGAATGCAAGCAACGCAGAAAAAACAAGACTTTGCACTGCGTTCAAAAGAATCTAGGATGCGTGATGAGACCGCTGCACATATGCAGAAGTTAAAAGACGAAACCGAGATAGATGTAACTAAAGATGAGGACAATACTAACTAATAAAAAGGATTAACATGACAGAGAAAGAAACGCTCTTATATTTATCGGGCCAGATAAAAGAGAGACGCAACGAAGTAACAGAAGATATGGCTAGAGGCACCGCTGACCTCGCAGGTTATCAGCATGCATGTGGACAAGTTAGAGGATTTGACCACGTTCAAATGTTTATTGCTGATATGATAGCAAACCTAACTAAAGACAACGAAGACTTTGAAAGTAGTCCTACGGATAGTGTTGTAAAGATAGGGGGTAAAAAATGACTATAGCCACCCCAGACCAAACAATAGTCTCCAGCTCTGGAGCACCTATTAAAACTAAAAATACCAAAACCACTGATGGAAAAAAAGTTAGCGAAGAAGAAGCTTTAGCTAAACTAACTACGCAGTTACCTGACGTTAAAGGATACCGCATATTATGTATGGTACCTGAAGCAGAAGATACTTATGAAGGTGGGATTATTAAATCAGATTCTGTAAAACAATTACAAGAACATGCAACAGTGGTCTTATTTGTTATGCAGCTAGGGGATTTAGCTTATCAAGATGATGCTAGATTTCCAACAGGAGCATGGTGTAAAGAAGGAGACTTCGTTATTACTCGTGCTTACGCAGGTACTAGAATTAAAATTCACGGAAAAGAATTCCGCATTATTAACGACGACACGGTTGAAGCTGTAGTGGATGATCCACGTGGCTACGAACGCGCATAAGGAGAAATAAAATGGCAGAGATAATAAATGAAATGCCTGATGAAGTAGAAGGCGAAGAACTTGAGGTAAATTTAGACGAAGGTAAAAAAACTCAACCTGAAAAGTCCACTGCAGATGTTGTAAGAGTGGAACAAGAACCTACACAACAAGAGTTATTTGTAGAGGAAGAAGACGATACTCCTGCAGCTGACAAAGGTAAAGAACCATTACCTAAAGAAATGGTAGAAGAACTAGAAAAAGATGATCTAGAAGGGTATTCTGAGCGTGTTAAACAACGTATGGCACAACTTAAAAAAGTATGGCATGATGAGCGACGAGCTAAAGAACAAGCTGCTAGAGAAAAAGACGAAGCTATTGCCTATGCTCAAAAGGTATCTGAACATAATAAAAATCTACATACTACTCTTAGCACAGGAGAAGAAGATTATATTAAAACTGTAGTAGCTTCTGCTGAAACAGACGTTAGTGTAGCTAAAAGAGATTACGGTGAAGCTTATGACTCTGGAGATACAGATAAAATAGTTGAAGCTCAAGCTAAAATGAATGATGCACAATTAAAATTAGCTCAAGCTAAAGTATTGAAACCTCAATATAAAGCTTCACAAATTGCACAAAGTAGTGTAGAGTTAAATCAAAATAATCCTTCTAATATACCAAAACCAGATGCACGAGCTCAAGCTTGGCAAAATGCAAATACTTGGTTTGGTAATGATGAAGAAATGACAAGTTTAGCCCTAGGGTTACATGAAAAATTAGTCAGGAGTGGGGTAAATCCTTCAACTGACGATTACTATCGTCGTATAGATGAAACGATGCAAAAACGATTCCCTGAAAATTTTAGGGATAATTCGTTGGAACCGGAAGAAAAACCCGCCCAACGCAAACCTTCGAATGTAGTTGCGCCGGCAACGCGTAGTACCGCGCCAAAAAAAGTACGATTGAGTAAGACTCAGGTAGCTTTTGCTAAAAAACTGAAACTTACACCGGAGCAATATGCACGAGAAATGATTAAATTGGAGAACGCAAATGGATAAGGTAATTAAAAGAGAATCAAGAGATACTGAAGTAAGAGAAGACGTAGCAAAAAAATGGCAACCCGCCTCGCTCCTTCCAGAGTTTACTAAAAAAGCTGGATGGGCCTATCGTTGGATTCGAGTTTCTTTATTGAATGAGCCTGACAACATGAACGTCTCTTCAAAAATGCGTGAAGGCTGGGAACCGGTGAAGCATTCGGAACACCCAGAAGTCGTATTACAAGCAGACCCCAACAGTAACTTCAAAGAAGGTATTGAGATTGGAGGTCTATTATTATGTAAAGCTCCTCAAGAAATGATGGACCAAAGACAAGCTTTTGTAAATGAAAAAACAAGAGCACAGACTGAAGCAGTTGACCAGTCATACATGAATCAAAATGATCCTCGTATGCCTAAGTTTTCTGAAGGTCAAGAAAATGGTCGTAGTTTCGGAAAGGGCAAAAAATAAATAGGAGAAACAATCATGGCAACTACAGCTACGCCCTATGGGCTTAAAGCAGTAAACCATATAGGCGGTACCCCTTATGCGGGCTCTACGCGTCTATTACCGATTGCTTCTGGATATGCAACTAATATATTTAATGGCTCGGTTGTTGCAATCGTAGCCGCGGGAACTGTTGAAATTGTTACAGATTTAGGTAACAACGCAGACGCATTTCCTGCTGGTGTTGTTGGTGTTTTTGTAGGTTGTACTTACACAGACCCAAATCTAGGCACAGTAGTGTTTAGAAACAACTGGCCTACAGGCACAGTAGCATCAGATGCTCAAGCATATATTGTTGACGACCCAGATGTAATCTTTATGGCACAAGCGGACGGCGCAGTTACACAAGCTGATTTAGGTCAGAATACTAACTTCGCAGCAGTACAATCTACAACTACAGGCGATACTACAAACGGTAATTCTAGTAGTGCAGTATCTTCTACAACAGCTACGACAGCAACTATTGCTTTCCGTATTGTTGACTTTGTGGATAGTCCAACTTCAACCGTGGGTGATGCATTCACAGACTTATTAATTAAGTTTAATGCAGGTATACACTCATATGACAATGCAACTGGAATCTAATTAAGGAGAATAAAACATGGCAATTTCAAGAGCCCAGCTCCTTAAGGAGCTATTACCAGGACTTAACGCGTTATTCGGTTTAGAATATGCACGTTATGGGGAAGAACATAAAGAGATTTACGAAACTGAATCTTCAGATCGTTCTTTCGAAGAAGAAACAAAACTAGCTGGCTTTGCAGCCGCACCTCTTAAGTCAGAGGGAGCAGCTATTGCGTATGATAACGCACAAGAAGCTTTCACAGCTAGATATAACCACGTAACAATTGCTTTAGGATTCAGTTTAACTGAAGAAGCAGTTGAAGATAATCTATATGATAGTCTTTCAGCTCGTTATACTAAAGCTCTTGCTCGTTCAATGGCAAATACTAAGCAAGTTCGTGCAGCTAACGTTTTAAACAATGGTTACAGCCAGAACTTTCTTGGTGGCGATAACCGTTCATTGTTTGGTACTAATGCCGCTGGTGCAGTTACTAACCACCCATTAGTTTCAGGTGGTACTAATAGTAATACACAAGCGACACCAACAGACCTTAACGAAACAGCATTAGAAAACGCAGTGATTCAAATCGCAGCATGGACTGATGAAAGAGGTCTATTGATTGCAGCTAAACCACGTAAGTTGGTTATTCCACCAGCTCTACAATTCGTTGCTACTCGTTTATTAGACACACAACTTCGTGTTGCTACTGCTGATAACGATATCAATGCATTAAGAACTAACGGTGCAATACCAGAAGGATATACAGTAAACCACTATCTAACTGATGGTGACGCTTACTTCCTAACTACTGACGTGCCTAACGGTATGAAGCATTTTGAAAGAACTGCTTTGACAACTTCTATGGATGGGGATTTCGATACTGGCAATGTAAGATATAAAGCTCGTGAAAGATATTCATTCGGTTGGAGTGATCCACTAGGTATGTGGGGTTCACCAGGTGCATAAGTAGTTTTATAGTTCTACTTAAAGCACTACCTCTGAAAAGCCTGGCTCCTCTCTGCTGGGCTTTTCTTTTTTAAACTCATGATTTTACGCAGCATATAGTTTAAATAAGTATATATAATTCTTCTATCAGCAATGCTGAAATTTAAAACGAAAGGAGATATATTATGTGGACTAAACCAGCTGCTACAGAAATGAGATTCGGTTTTGAAGTAACAATGTACGTAATGAACAAGTAATTTTTTGTTTTAAACTAAGGGGCTCCGGCCCCTTTTTTGTTGTATAATGGTATGAAAACGTGTACCATTAATTATCTGGGTAAAACCAGCTTATCATGACTGCCCCAGCAGACGCATACACGACAGATAAGCTTAACTTTGTATGGAGAAACAATTATGTCAAGAACTACATTTTCAGGTCCCGTTGCCTCAACTAACGGATTCGTACCATCAGGTCCTTCAACAGCAGTCAATGCTACAGCAACTATTACAGCACAGAATCTTCAAGTAGGATATATTACATCCACATCAGGAGCTACAGTAACTATTACTCTTCCTATTACTACTACAGCAGGTGGTGTTACAGGAGTATCTCAACAATTGGGTGCGGTAAGAGGACAACAATTTTCTTTCGTAGTAGATAACACCGGTGGTGCTAACAATGTAACAGTCGCTTTAGGTACTGGCGGATCATTATCTGATGCTGCTACTATTACTGCTTCTGCAGTTGCTTTCGGTAGATTAGTAGTTGCTTCTGGTGCTACTGGTATGGGTCAATTTACTATGATGTTTACTGGCGGTGATGGAGTAACTCCTGGTTCAGCTACAGGTTACACACTTACACGTACAGCTTAATAGGAGAATAGACAATGGCTATAACAACAGATATATGGGCCGTCACTCCTAGTTATTCAGCTACGTTATATAGAGCCGCTGCCGCTATTGGTGGTGCTGGTGATATAACATTAATAACTAACCAGCCTCTAGATAACGGGGCTGGCTATCAAATTCTATTTACTTGTGCAGGCGATGCAACAGCTGCTACATTTACTATCACTGGATATGTGGCTGGGGATTTATCTCAGTCTGTAACCACTGAAACTGTATCTGGCGTTGATTCTGGAACTGCAACTTCTACAAACTATTATTCTAGAATTACTAGTATTTCATCAGATGCAGCGGTAGCCACTAATGTAAGTATTGGTAATGCTATTGCTGATGGTATGGCTTTACCTAGAACTAGAATGAAAGGATTTTATTTTGTAGGTTCTGCAGGAGCAGGTAGTGTTACATTAACCTTAGATGGCAATGCAGCATCCGATAGAGTTTTATTAAGTATAGCTACTCCAGCTAACGTAGAGTCACAACAAATGGCTTTACCAGGCGACGGAATTTTAATTAACGGAAATGAGCCACAAACAACGTTTGGAGTAGTAACTCAAACAGCAGCTGTGACATCATTAACGGTATTCTGTGGATAAAATATGGACGAAGAGCCCAAACCAATTAAGAACGATGATCGCCTCGAAGAACTGAGGCGTTGGTTTGAAGCATTAGGAGATTGTGTATAGATGGCAACACCTAGAAAAAAGGGAATGGGAATAAAGACTTCGGTTAAGTCAGGTAATTTTAGAAAGACTAAAACAGGAGCAGGGATGACAAAGAAAGGCGTAAAAGCCTATCGAGCTGCAAACCCAGGTTCTAAACTTAAAACAGCTGTAACAGGGAAAGTTAAGAAAGGTTCTAAAGATGCAAAGAGACGTAAGTCATTTTGTGCAAGATCGGCAGGACAAATGAAGAAGTTTCCTAAAGCTGCTAAAGATCCAAACTCTAGATTGCGTCAA